GAGTTATTACCATTACTTAGTGATGGAGATATTATTATTGATCATGGCAATAGCAGTTTTAAGGACAGTTGGAAAAGATCCGAGCGTCTTACAAAATTGGGCATCGCGTATATTGACTGTGGCACTGCTGGTGGTATGTCTAGTTTGGACAATGGATACGGTCTTGTGGTTACTGGTGGAAAGTATGCAGTCGATGCATGCCGCACAATCTTCGATGCTATCTCAATGGGATATAGACCTTCCACTACCAAAAATGATTATGTAATTTATCCTCAAGACTACGGTTGGATTTATAGAGATTGGTAAACCAAATGACTTTAGCACATGTCCTACTTTTCGGATCACTACCCTTTATATGTGCCACCGCATATTTCGGGCACAGAAAGGGTGAGAATAACTATTATGAAACCGACGCCTACTCAGGAAATGGAACAGCGCATTAGAATGAGATTTGCGTTTGCCATGTCATCATTTGGTAGAATGTTTTTGCCTCATGGTATAACACCAGAAATGAGATCACTCTGCAATGAATGGTCCAGGATTGAAGATCAACCACCTCGTGGCGATTTGTATGAAGTTGATCGTTATTTTTTAGACCTCTGGAAAAATCGATGAACCATATAATCATTTCGGCAACAATTTTATTTTTTTCAATCTCAGTATTAATTATTTGGGGACTAACAAATGGATACCCTAGTTGACACCATTCCATTTATTTTAATTGGTTTGGTCTGCTCCTTGGGAGTAATTCTTTTTTTCTTATCGATTATAGAACTATGAGTACTGTATTTGTATTTGCTTTCATAACATTGCTTGTTTTTGGTATGGAATTAACATGGCCCATTCGCTATAGAGGAAAATGACACATGTCCTAATGGTTGTTCGATATGTTATGGAGACTCCCTGGTCTTTGGGACTCCTATCAATGATCTTAATAGTCGTTCCTATCATAGGAATGGATCTTGTACATAAATATAAATGGGAACACTGGGAACCTTTTACGAGGAAACATAAATGAATCCAGTAATTTTAATCGGTTGTTTTACACCGCTGGTTTTAATTTTTATAGTAATGAAACTTGCTGTTTGGGTATCTGCTGTAAATTCAGAAACCGATTATGTCAGAAAAGAACCTTTACGAAAACGAGGACCCTTTGTGGCAAATCCGTATGCAGATGTTGACGAAGAGGAAGAGGAATATGGAGATCGCACGGATTATAGATGATGCTTTATATAAATATTATACAATTGAAAATGGAAAACCTGTACCAGATTGGAAAATCTGTAGAGATCCAGATTGGTGGAAAGAGTACCTAAACAGTCTAGGAATAGACCCTAAGAATCCATGACCGACGATGAAGAATCAGGTAAGAATTATTCATATGATTTTACTATAGAAGATGTACATCTTCTATATGTTTGTGTGAGTAAAAGATTAGAGACTTGGCCTGGAGGTCATCCATTTGAACAAGAACATCTTATTCATTTAAAGAACGAACTATATAAAGGTGTATTAGATTTTAAATTTAATTATCTATGAATTTATTATTACACCCACATACTAATGTAAACGATCCTGTGTGGTCGGTTATTTTTATGGTTTTTCTTTCTCTCTGTATGGCGTGTTATACCATCTACTATATACTAGGTATTGATGAAAAGGAGATCAAACATGGGAGCAATGACACCCCCGAGCAGGAAGAGTTGTTACAACTTCCGAGTGACTGAAATTAACAGAGTTCTTGATGGTGATACTATCGATGTCACTATTGATCTTGGATTTGATTTATACAAGAAAGAACGAGTTAGAGTTGCTGGAGTTGATACGCCAGAAAAAAGAACGAAAAACTTAGAGGAGAAGGCTCTTGGAATCGACGCAACAAACTGGCTCAAAGAAAAACTCGAAGGTACTTTGGCTGGTGATGATGAGTTGTCTGTTAGGACTGAACTTGTTGGTGGCGTCGGTAAATATGGGCGTCTTCTTGGTTGGCTTTACATTGGGGACGACAGTGTGTCCCTTAACGAACAAATGATTGAAGAAGGTTATGCTCATGCATATGATGGTGGCACCAAGGATATGAATCTCGAAGCACTTCGTGTCATTCGTAGATCCCACGGGACACTCGTTGAATAAAATTAAAATTATACTAATTATCCCATGAAACAAAGAATTTTAAAAGCACTTAAAGCAAATGCTTTGGGTAATATCGAAAAACATAAAGTAAATATTGAAATTTATATGCACAATGCGGTAGGTATTGGTGAGCATTCAGATATAATGTCTGCAGTAGAATCGGAGATTGATAAAATATCTCATTTTCATGACCAATTAGAAGTAATTGAAAAATATTTAGAGTGATACTGATACATAATGTAGTTGTACAACTACCTTTATGAAGTTCTTTTTTACACTACTTGCTACACTTTTTCTTGCTGCTCCAGCATGGGCAGTTGATGTTACAATGGGATCAAATGGTAATTTAATTTTTGAACCAAATGACATTACAATTTCAGCAGGAGATACTGTTCATTTTGTGAATGGTATGTTACCTCCACATAATATTATTGTTGAAGGTCGTGCTGATCTCTCAAGAGAATCATTGATGTTTAGTCCTGGCGAGTCACAAGATATTACTTTTGCTGACGCTGGAGATTATGATTTCTTCTGTGGTCCACACCAGGGTGCTGGTATGGTGGGAAAAATCCACGTCTCTTGACATTCTGACCCAGACCTCCTATAATATGGAGGTCCACTCATTGGAAAGGTGGTCGAGTGGTTTATGGCACTGGTCTTGAAAACCAGCGATGTGAAAGCATCCGTGGGTTCAAATCCCACCCTTTCCGTGTCCTTCGACTGATTTCAAATGAAAATCAATCTGTGGTATTCTCAATCTCAACGTCAATGGAGATGGTCACTATGTGATGATAGTGAAGCTATGAGACAAGAATCTGGTCAAAGACCGTTTCTGAGGGATGCTATGAATGACGTTGCAGATACTGTAGAATATATGCTACAATGTAAACAACCCGAATAAGGGAGGTTCCTCCTTGAGGATACAATTTTATGAGGATTATGATTAAAACAATTTTAGGAATGAGCATTCTTGCTGCATCAGTTGCAATTACACCTAATGCAGAAAAAGATGTTCCGACAACTCAATCAGAACCAATTGAAATTCCAGAGGTTGTACAAAAACCTGTTTGGACGTGTCCTGATTGCACACCAGAAGAGAAGTATGTTCTTGGACAACTACAAGAACACACAAGAATTACTGATCGTAATGCTCTTGCTACGATCATGGGTAACATAAAGCAAGAGAGTAAGTTCATCTCCAACATCTGTGAAGGTGGTGCTCGTGTCTCCTATACCGAATGTAAGGTTGGTGGGTATGGTTTGATCCAATGGACTTCTATCGGTCGGTACAAAGGTCTTGGAAACTTCTGTGCTAAGTATGTTTGTGACCCTAGTAGTTTGGAAGGTCAAACTCGGTGGATGATTAACGAACCTATCTTTCAACGTGCTCTTCCTATATTTGAAGGACATGATCAAAGTATTTCGTATTATATGAAACCTGCTTATTACTGGTTGGGTTGGGGTGTTAAAGGTTATAGAGAAACTTATTCATATGATTACACTAAAAAAATGGTATTGGTATGATTAACGACTGGCGTTACAGCGACGAAAAATTAAAGACAAGACAACAAGCTTATTCTATTCTTCTCTCTCGTTTTGGATCTCAACTTGACACCAATGGTGAACCAATATATAGTATGGAATCAATCACGGGATGTGCTCATGATTGGGTTTCTCAAGGAAATGTTAGATGCGATGGTATTGTAAAATACTTTGAAGCGTATTACATATGAAATCTAATCTTTCACAATATGAATTTGGGGGACTTGACAGACACCCTGTTAATGTGTTAAGATTGATCAGTGAACTTGAAGGGTCTTCACAACTCCTTAAGTTCATGGGTTTCCAGGAAGATATGGAAACCATTAATGAGATAAAGAAAAGGTATTACAAACTTTACTTTAAACTCAATAAAGAACTTAAGACTCAGTAGCTCAGTGGATAGAGCAACTGCCTTCTAAGCAGTCGGTCGTTGGTTCGACCCCAACCTGAGTCGTTCAATCCTCTATAGCTCAGTTGGTAGAGCAGGTGACTGTTAATCACCCTGTCCCTGGTTCGAGTCCAGGTGGAGGAGTCGCTCGAATAACTCAGTGGTAGAGTGTCTCCTTTACACGGAGGGTGTCGGGGGTTCAAATCCCTCTTCGAGCATTAGTATCATTTATACTATGAACAAAGAAAAAATCAAAGACAATCTACACGAAATTCACCTAGAACTAGCTTATCTAAGAGCTATGATAGAAAATGTTAGTAATCAGATGCAAGAATTGCGGGATGCAATTGGAGAGTCATCCAACAAAAACGAGAAGTTGCCGGTGCCACAATTGTACGAGCATCCGTGGTACAAGTATAAGCGGGAACAACTTATCATTAGTGGAGGTAGTGAGCGGGATACCTCAGAAAAACAAGAAATCTCACTCAATCTTTAGTGAGGAAGATCTTTTGTATCAAGAAAGCAGACGCAAAAGAAAAATTAAAAAACTTAATTTTGAAGAAAGGTAACTAACTATGATTAACTTAGATGAAAGATACCACTCGTATCTTAACGGAGACAAAAAATTTCGCATTGACGATAAAGAAGAAACCGTAAAAGGGTATGGATTTGAATGTAATGGATCATCTATAGTTGGTTATTATGTATTGACAGAAAACCATAAATTATACTATAATCTTAACGAGCAATTTACCAGACTGGAGAAAATTAAATGAAAATCTTTCTAGACACTGCTGACTACGAAGCAATTTCTGAACGCTATGAGACTGGTCTAGTCGATGGTATCACTACAAATCCTACACTAGTTCGTAAGTCTGGTGTAAACTACCTTGATTTTATTAAGACACTTGCTTCTGAATTTCAGTTTGAAAGTATTTCTGCTGAAGTTGATGGTGATACTGATGTAGAAATGATTCGTAATGCCCAACAATATATTGAGGTTGGACAAAATGTTACTATCAAATTGCCTCTCACTAAAGATGGGTTATCTGCATGTAAAGTTCTTACTGATGATGGTATTGAAACTAATGTTACCCTGTGCTTCAGTGCTGCCCAGGCAATTATGGCAGCGAAGGCAGGTGCCACATACATCTCACCCTTTGTTGGTCGTCTAAACGACAATTCTATTAGTGGAGTTGAACTTGTTCGTGCTATCTCTGGTCTGTATTGTACTCATGGTGTACGTACCAAGATTCTTGCTGCCAGTTTGAGAGATGTGCATCATGTATCTCGTTGTTTCCTGTATGGTGCTAATGTATGTACGTTGCCACCAGCTGTATTCGACAAGATGTATACTCATGTCTTGACTGATGCAGGACTTTCTATTTTTGAAGAAGACTTCAAGAATATTACTTGACAAGTGTTTGTTCCTGCACTATAATAAGGGACATCCAAACGGGGTGTAGCGCAGTTTGGTAGCGCGCCTGCTTTGGGAGCAGGATGTCGCAGGTTCAAATCCTGTCTCCCCGATTTATAACTATTAAAACATGGAAGTATTTACTATCAAAGAGTTTCAGGAAAACTGGGATGAACTAATGAAGAGAGTTGAAAACGGAGAACATCTTGGTGTAATTAACGAAGATGGTAAAGCAGCAGTAATGATGCCAGCGGATGATGAACTCATACGCATATACACAGAACACAACAACGAAGGATCTTAAGGGACTGTCGCATATTGGTTAATGCTCTCTGCTTATAACGGGGTAAACTGGGTTCAATTCCCAGCAGTCCTATTGGGGGATTAGCAATCTGGTGAATGCACCGAACTCATAATTCGGCTAAGGTGGGTTCAATCCCCTCATCCCCCATCAACTAAATATTTTATTTCTGCCACTTTAGCTCAGTTGGATAGAGCAGGTCTTTTGTAAAGATCAGGTCACCCGTTCAAGTCGGGTAAGTGGCTTAGTCTCGGAAAGACTTTAAAAGTGCCCTGGTCGGTGAAGGTCCCCCTTCAATCCCGAAGTCATGGAGAGACTTAAAAAACCCTGGTGCGGGTGATTACGTTACCGCCTGGTTTCTTGTTTCCAGTAAAAAAGCAAGTGGTGGATCCACTTCGACCCCTTCCGTGTGGTTGGTTCCTATTTACAACTAAAACTAAATAGGTGGCGAGCCTGCTCTGGGGGATGACCTCCCCCTCCTCGCACGTATGGCGGAATTGGTAGACGCGCTGGGTTTAGGTTCCAGTGGGATATCCCGTGAAGGTTCAAGTCCTTTTACGTGCATTAAACATTACGAGAAAATTATGAACAAATTACTACTTGCTTTGATTCTTGCTGCCGCACCAGTTGCAGCTGCTCCTACTAAGGGATACTTTACTATGGATGCTATGGGGTGCATGCTGTTACAAGAATGTACCGAAGATGTTAACAGAATCAGAAGTATTCAAGATATTAAAAATACTTATCCCAGCAGTAATTATAGTAGTGTTGCTGCTGAGTTTAACGACATCATCAAGTCTTTTGATAAAATCGGAGTTGGTGTATTTTTAGCGAACGAAAAATACTTTCCTCCTGGTCATCGTGGAGTTTATCATACTGTTGGAAATAACTTTTTCTTGAATAAATCATTTATGCATCGTCAGAGCACGCTCATGTCCGTCACAAGACATGAAGGATGGCATGCTGCCCAGGATTGTATGGCTGGAACAATTAACAATAGTTTTATTGCTATTATTAAACCAGAAGATTCAGTACCTATGATCTGGAGAACTATGGCAGAACGCACTTACCCTGAGTCTGCTGTACCTTGGGAAGCAGAAGCAGGATGGGCTGGAAGAACTGAGGGTATGACCGCTAAAGCATTGGATGCTTGTGCTTCCGGTAAGATGTGGAATGTGTATACACCAACACCTAAAACTGGTGAGTGGCTTAAAAAGAATGGATTCATGAATTGACAAGGACGGGTAAATCCACTATAATATGGGAGTTCGACACAGAGTACTATGAAACTTAATGGAACTCCCTACATAGGTGAAAACAGCACCTATGAACATCAACGAAAGTGTCGTATGGGTGATGCTATTGGTGACTATCTCTCCGATGAAAGAGTAGATGCTCGCCGGTGTTATGAGGAAATGTTATCTGAGATAGATGAAGTTATTGAACATCACAAAATCTCATTGGGTAAAGCAACAAAACTAAAAGAATTCATGTTTGGTCATCGAGACATTGATTCCTTTGATGATTCTAATAAAATTATGTTAACCGAAGATTAATTTCGGTTTTTCTGCGAGTGTAGTTCAGCGGTAGAACGCTATCCTTCCAAGTTAGATGTCGTCGGTTCAATTCCGATCACTCGCTTTCGGATAACCGAATATCCGAAAACCTTAATTGGTATAAATACTTACCCTTATGTCAATATGACAGAAGGTAATAAAACGAGACAAGTCGATGTCTCTACTCATCTGCGGGTAACCATTCCGCAAGTAACTAAAGGTAATTCAAATGATCAAATCTGTATTCGCAGCAGCTGCTGCACTGTCCATGTCCGCCGGCGCTGCCCTTGCAGGTCCATATGTTAATGTAGAAGCCAATTCTGGTTGGTCTGGTTCCGATTACGGCGGAACTACCACTGACCTTCACGTGGGCTATGAGGGTGCTCTTGGTGACGCTGCTTCATACTACGTCCAAGGTGGTGCTAGTGTAGTCTCTCCTGACGGTGCTGAAAGTGACACCGTTCCTTCAGGTAAGGCAGGTCTTGGACTCGCTGTCACTGATGCTCTCGGTGCTTATGGTGAAGTCTCATTCATCGGATCCGGTGATGACGATATTGACCGTGGATATGGTGCTAAGTTGGGTGTCAAGTACTCCTTCTGATATTCCATATAAAATAAACATCTAGATGTTATACTGGGGGTGCGACGGCATCCCCTTTTTTTATGAAAGATTATTTTCTAAAAATTATTACTCATCCTGCTACACACTATAATCTGATTACTATTGGAATCCTGATTACAATAGGAGCATTGCATAACCATGCTCACTTTACAATGGATAAGGATGCAGATGCTTATGTGAGACAGTGGTGTAGGTCATCAGCAGAAAACAAAAAGACCTGCATCAGATATGGTGGCAACATGGACTATTGACAAGGCTCCTTTTTTACTATATAATATGTAAAGTTTCATAACATTAAGTAAATGACTGTAACAACCAATGACCGTGGACAACAGAACATGTGGGCAACTGAACCAAGAATGTATGTTGATCCAACTGCCGCAGAACGATATGGTTATGAAACTTATGCTGAACGAGCGGAGAAATTGAATGGACGCACTGCTATGCTTGGATTTGTTGCTGCTGTTGTCAGTTATGCCACTAGTGGTAGTGTATTTTTCTTTGGTGCGTTCGGATTCTGATACATAGTATTGTATTTTTTGTAGTGCTATGGTATAGTACTACGAAGACTTTTACTTAACTACTATGGCTTCATATAAAGTTACTTTTCAAACCAACGACGGTGATCAAACCGTTGAGTGTCTAGACGATCAATATCTACTAGATGCAGCTGATGAAGGTGGAATTGATCTTCCATATTCATGTAGGGCTGGTGCTTGTTCTACCTGTGCTGGTAAAATTATTTCTGGTACTGTAGATCAATCTGACCAGTCTTTCTTGGATGATGATCAACTCGAATCTGGTTTTGTTCTTACTTGCGTAGCATATCCAACTAGTGATGTAGTTGTTCAAACAGAACAAGAAGAGGAACTTTATTAATGACAAATCCAAATGCTCTCTATGAGGATATGGAGAAATTAAACGCCCTATTTGAAGAACTTTGCTGGAATCATGATGATGAACTAGTGTTCACTCATGAAAACGGTAGAGTTATTGTTTATAACAAAACTTTGGAACTGAATGGAAAACTCTCTAATTGAAATCCTGACTTACTATGTGATTGGAGGTGCTCTTATCATTGGACCACCTGCAATCTTCCTGATCATTGCTATGATGGGAGCGATCCAAAATACGAAAGGTCGTATGGTTGGATACAAAGACCACAAAGAATATGGTGACAGCTCTATTTACGAGAATTCACCATCAGATCAAACACAATTTTATCTTACACTAGGAGAAAACTCATGAACGAAAACGCAGAACGCATTAACGGTTGGGCAGCAATGATCGGAGTCATTGCAGCAATGGGTGCTTATGCATCTACAGGACAGATCATCCCAGGTATTTGGTGATGGGATTTCTTGCGGTAGCAGGGATTATGTTTATTGCATTCAGTGTAGGAGCAATGATGTCACAAACTGGTGATGAGTCATGACTTATGACTCGACACTATTACAGACATTAATTTTTATTATCGCACCATTTTTTATCATTCTTTTATTGACAAGTGAAAATGATGAAGATGATGGACCCCCAGACGGTGGTCTCATGACTCCAGTTTATGCTCCGTCCCCGTCATAGGGGATTTTTTTTGCTTGACACCTGGTGGAAAATGGTGTATTATAAATATATGGACGGGTGAGGGTTTCCTCACTAACCAAACACGCCTTACCAAGACTAAACAGCGTGTCTAAAAAACAGTCTTTCATACCAACTCTGGAGGGTAGAGTTGGAATATTTTACCTAGTGTTCCCCGCACTCATACTTAACCCTTTTTCAAAACAATGGCTTCAACTCTTTCAAGACAACAATCAACCTCTTCGTGGGAACAATTCTGCGAGTGGGTTACTTCAACCAACAATCGTTTGTATGTTGGTTGGTTCGGTGTGCTGATGATTCCTACGTTGCTTGCTGCAACTATCTGTTTCATCGTTGCTTTCGTAGCAGCACCTCCTGTCGATATCGACGGTATCCGTGAACCAGTTGCTGGTTCACTAATGTATGGTAACAACATCATCTCTGGTGCTGTTGTCCCAAGTTCAAACGCAATTGGTCTTCACTTCTACCCCATCTGGGAAGCAGCATCTTTGGATGAATGGCTTTACAATGGTGGTCCTTTCCAACTAGTAGTCTTCCACTTCCTTATCGGCATCTATGCATATATGGGACGTGAATGGGAACTCTCTTACCGTTTAGGTATGCGTCCATGGATCTGTGTTGCATACTCTGCACCAGTCGCTGCTGCGAGTGCAGTATTCCTCGTCTATCCTTTCGGTCAAGGTTCATTCTCAGACGCAATGCCACTTGGCATCTCTGGTACATTTAACTACATGCTTGTCTTCCAAGCAGAACATAACATCCTGATGCACCCCTTCCACATGTTGGGAGTAGCAGGTGTGTTCGGTGGTTCATTGTTCAGTGCAATGCACGGTTCTTTGGTTACATCTTCACTCGTCCGTGAGACGACTGAAACTGAGTCACAGAACTATGGTTACAAGTTCGGACAAGAAGAAGAGACTTACAACATTGTTGCCGCACACGGTTACTTTGGTCGTTTGATCTTCCAATACGCATCATTCAACAACTCACGTTCACTCCACTTCTTCCTCGCCGCATGGCCTGTTGTAGGAATCTGGTTCACCGCACTTGGTGTATCCACCATGGCATTTAACCTCAATGGATTCAACTTCAACCAGTCCATCCTCGACGGACAAGGACGTGTCCTTAACACCTGGGCCGACGTGCTCAACCGTGCAGGACTCGGAATGGAAGTCATGCACGAAAGAAACGCACATAACTTCCCGCTTGATCTTGCAGCAGTTGAGTCCACACCTGTGGCCTTAGTTGCACCTGCAGTTGGTTGATACTAAAAACTGAATAAACATGGAGGGGGACATAAGTCCCCTTTCTTTTTTGTATAAATGTTAAGTTTTTTAAACACATGATTGGTAAACTAGACCCAGAAGAAAACGTTATGAAAGATATTCCCAGACACGATTGGACTAAAAACACTGATCATTTCTTTGCCTGGGAAGACAATGGAATCATGGATCGCATTCAAGATTTCATTGAAACTCTTAGTTGGGAAGGAAGTGATCACATTGTGGTTGAAATTGGTGGAACTCAGATCTCTGGTATTGATGTTGGGGAAGAGTATAACAAGAAGTGGCAATCACCTATTGGTACTCGTAAGTACAACAAAGATGCATTTATTGTAATTAAAAATCTTTCAAGAGATCCTTTTGAATCTTCTAAACCTATGGACCGAGAACATAAACCACATCATGTCTAAACACTTTACACAGACATCTGACGGTCTTTATGATCGACATATTTACAGATTAAATATTCCAAATCAAGGCAGTCTAGTTATAGAAGACTACGAAACCTTACGAAGAGTCTGGTTTGAACGTATTAGAAACTATACTGGATGCACTGTAGAGATTTTGGATTCAAAACAAAAAAAGAAAACAACAAATGGAGGTTTTAAATAGTGACAACATCAACATTATCACAACAATCACAACGGGGGTGGTTCGATGTCCTTGATGACTGGGTTAAACGCGATCGCTTTGTCTTTGTGGGTTGGTCTGGATTACTTCTTCTTCCCACTGCTTATCTTGCAATTGGTGGCTGGCTTACAGGCACGACGTTTGCTACAAGTTGGTACACCCACGGACTTGCAAGTTCGTACCTCGAAGGTGCTAACTTCCTTACAGCGGCTGTGTCAACGCCTGCTGACTCTATGGGTCATTCTCTTCTTTTACTTTGGGGTCCTGAGGCTCAGGGAGATTTCGTCCGTTGGATCCAGCTTGGGGGACTCTGGAATTTCGTGGCCCTCCACGGCGCCTTTGCTCTCATTGGTTTCATGCTTCGTCAATTCGAGTTGGCTAGGTTAATTGGAATTCGTCCGTATAATGCTATTGCGTTCTCTGGGCCTATCGCTGTTTTTGTCAGTGTGTTTCTCATCTATCCTCTCGGACAGTCCAGTTGGTTCTTTGCGCCGTCGTTTGGTGTTGCAGCGATCTTTAGGTTCCTACTCTTCC